GTTTGATTTGCCAGCCACATGGATCCCAATGAGACCTGACCCGCCATAATAACGGGAATCGAAAAGGCTGAGGGGTGCACCACAGTCTCCTGCTGAGGTTGGGGCCGTGTACTTACACAAACCCTGCACCTCACCAAGGTCCTTCACTGGCACACCTGTCGGGACGTACTCACAAACACCACTAACATACGTCGCCCTAGATGTCTTAAGATTCTCATCAATCTTGGCAACATCAAGGCGCACGTCGTTCCTGGTGTTTTTGAACAAACCCTTCAAGCGGTCCTCAGACATGAATCGGTTGGTGATGGTTCTATGGCACTTCAGCATCCTATTGTCAAACTTCATGAAGATAACATCGCTCTCCTTCAAGGGACAAACTTGCATCTTCAAGAAACTCTCAACAGGAACGCTTTGTGTCACAGAATTGTTGTACACGCTAACTAGCGTGACAACGGCCTCCTTACCCTTCTCAGCAGTGATGTCCCTCCAGAAGTGGAAAGGCATCACTGCAAGATTGCCTTCGATGAAAAGCAGTTGACCAAGGACGTTAATTGGCTGATTGGGTGTGCAAAGTAACACTTTGTAGGTGTTATTGTACACCAAATCAACTGTAACGTCCTCAGGTCCGCCACTCTGTGGAACGATGCGGGGCAAAACGATGTCGTTCTTAGTTGTCTTGGCAGTGAGCGGGGTGGTGTTTGACTGAGTCCTTGTGCCGAGAATCTTCTCAAGCACGAACTTGGTCAACTCCACCGCGCCTCTCACAACCAGCACTAAGCCCGTAAAGATCATTGAGACGATGCCCAATGACCTTATACGACGAATCCAAGTGCGGATGGTAGTGACATGTGGGTTATGTTCAATCCAAGGGTCGGCAACGAAAGAAATAAAATCCTTTAAGAAGGGAATCTTAGTTGAGAGAAACCGAGAGATACCTCTTACAGCGTCACTCAACCAAGAACTCCTCCTCTTATAATTTTCCTCTCTTTCGACGCGATCCTGGTATATCATATCCTCAAGCTCCTCCACTGACATCACTGGTGGTGGTGAAGTTGATGGTTCCTGGGTGTGCTCATATTGAAACATACCCTCGAGACACGGGGAGAAAAGCTGTCCTTCGACAGTCATATTCTCCTCCACGTTCTTCATGAGTTCAAGGAGCTCGTGATGGAAAATCTCACCGGTGACGTCAGAGCCAGACTGGCTTTTAAGACCACTAGCTAACTTCTCCGACCAAGACTTCAAATCACTCACTTCCTGGGTGTGAACACTCATGCGTTTTGTGTATTCAGCGCTCATCTCCTTGACTAAGTCAAGCAGAGAGACACCTCCTACACAAGGGGAGGGAGGGGCACAGCCTGAGAAATCATGAGGGGAAAGTTGCCATGCATGCCAAGGAATACAGTCCAACAACTGCTCTCGAGTAAAAGGAGCCTGAAGAGCATTAACCTTGCTTCGGTAATACTCCTCAACCTTCGCATAATCGAGAGCAGTTGGATAGGGACCGCTTCCCTTTTG